GATGGGCTCACCGCAGTTGGGGCAAAGCATTTGGTTTGAGGTTTTAGGTTCCGAAGTATTGGGACATGGGCACCACAAGGCGGCCGGTGTCCTGGTCATAGAGCAACTTGTCGCACGGCCCTGTCGTTCCGGAGAACCGGTTCTTCAGCACCCGCAGCTGCAGTTCATTGCGTTCAGCAGCGTCGCCCTGCTGGTTCCGCTCGCAGCCGACGACCATGTCACTGAGCTGGGCTATGGCGTGGCTACCGCGGAGGTGGCCAAGGCTGGTCTGGGCCCCCTCCTCGTGGCCGCGGCCTTCCGGTCGCTTGAGGTGGGACACGAGCACCAGGCCAATGCCGGTCTGCTCCACCACTTGGCGCAGCTTGGTGCACGTGACGTCGATGGCACGACGTTCATCCAGGTCTGTCAGTCCGGAGATGACGATCGTGAGGTGGTCGAGAACCACGACGTCGACGCCTTCAGCATCGGCCAGGTACCTGATCTTGGAGATGAGGTGGTCTGGATCCATCGATCCAAAGTGGTCATAGAGAAAGCACCGACCAGTGCCAAACACACGGTCAAAGCCATCTCGAATCTCACGCTCGTCGGCGGCATTGGGGTCCAGGTGGATGGGCTTGTTCAGCTCGATCCCGACAATCCCCTGCATGGTGCGCTTGGTGCTCTCCTCGAGGGCGATGTACCCGACGCGGAGGCCGGCCCGGAGGAAGTGGTGGGCCCACTCCCGGCAAACGCTGGACTTGCCGACACCTGAGCCTGCGCACAGGGTTACCATCTCGCCACGCCTGAAGCCACGGGTCATGGCGTCCAGCTGTGGCCAGGGGTAGGGACAGGCTGACTCAGAGCCAGGCTTGATCAGCTCGTCCCAGAGATCGTTGGCGTTAACGATCCCATCGGGCCTGGTTGGCGTTGCCTTCCAGAGCAGCTCGCGGAGGATCTCTCCTTCGCCTGCCACCAGCATCTCGTTGGCGTCCTTGCGTGGCAACTGGCACACAGCCACCTTGCCCAACGGCAAGACAGCGACGCACTCAGCAGCAGCCTTGACGCCGGGCTCGTCCGAATCAAAGCAGAGCACGATGCGTGCGAATTGACTGAGCCATGTGGCGTTGGCAGCCAGGTACTTCTTCGCGGACTGGGCACCGTTAGGGAGCGAGACCACGGGGTACTTGTTGCCTTGGACCTGGCTGACCGACATGGCGTCGATCTCCCCCTCTGTCACGGTGACGAAGAGTCCTGTCTCCTTGCCAAAGTTCTGGCGCCAGAGGTGCTGACCCCACAGCTGCAGCCCAGAGGTGTCTCCGACCCAGCTGAAGCGCTTGTCTGCGCCACGCAGGTGCTGAGCCACCACCTTGCCGGATTGGTTCCGGTACGGCGCCACCTGGACGGGGCGACCGTTGTGGGTGGATGACCCGTACCCGAACAGGGCGCAGGTCTCCTCCGTTATGGCGCGTTTGGGCAGGGCCCTGGTCTCGATGAAGTCAAGGGTCGGCGTGACTGGTGGCGGGAGTGGCTCCATGCGGGGCTCGGCTTTGTCTTTCTTTGGTTGTTCCTGGTACCCGCATCCGAAGCAGGTCGCGTGACCGTCGTCGTAGCGGGCCAGGTTGTTCTTCGACTTGCACTCGGGGCAAGCCTCATGCTTCAGGAACTTGGACGGCACTGGATCTCCAGGTCGATTGCTTGCCAATCAGCAAACGCAGCCAGTGGTTTGATCCCGTAGTGGATCAGGCCCTTGTACTTCCAGCTGCCAACGCCAGGCACCATGCGCATGGTCCGACCAAACGTAATGATCGAGACGCGGACCTCCTTGTTCTTGCGACACCACGACGTGTACTTGTCGTAGAGCGGGGTCGATCCGATGTTCGGCCTGCCCTTGGGGTACGACTCATGCAAGAACATGAGCACAGGCTTGCGACGCTGTGACTCCACCGAGGTGAAGTTGTCCACGTGCACGGGCGGGGACACCACCACTGGCGCCTCTGGGATCGGGAGTTGGACCACCTTGAACGGGGTGTCGATCTGTTTCCAGCCCGCTTCGACATCGTGCAAAGGGGTGGACCAGATGGATCCGTCGCTGGCTAGGCCGCAAAGGTATTGATCGCTGTCGCTTTTGACGTCAGCAATGTGTACGAGCTGGATGAATTTGACGTTGGTTGAGTTGTTCATTGTTGTGTCCATGTGGTTGGGATGTTGCCTTCGCACCAGAGGAACCCGTGCCTCTCGGCCCATTGCCAGTACGTAAGGGACCGAGGGGCCCGGCTCAACTTGACGTCTGCCTTCATGAAGCAGATGCGAATGTCCAGGTCTGGATGCTGTGCCTTGACGGCCACCATCTTGCGCCTGTCATCCGAGTCGAACAGCCCCTTGGTCTCAACGATGACGCCATTGGGCAACACGAAGTCCGGGGTGTAAACCGCGGAGATCGTGTACGCCAGGGCCTGCACCTCGTACCCGAACTGCAGGCCACGGGCCTTGAGGCTGGCTGCTACTGATGCCTCGAACTTGGATCGGTACCGACTAGAAGTCAAACCCCTCGTCTGTTGCCGTTCCCGTTGCGTCGAACGGGACGCTGACCGGCGCCTCGCTGGCCGCCCAGCCGGCTTCCTCTTGAAACCCGAAGCTGTCGGCTGATCCACCAGATTCCACCAGCTTCAGGATTTGCACGGCCTTCAGGCGCAGCGTGATGCCAGCACCGAGGGCAGGTTGGTAAAAGGGACAGGCCTCGAACGACACACGACCGGTGGTGCCGGACCACATGCCACGCAGGGCCTCGCGATCCTTGACCGGTGCACCGCTTGCATCAAAGAGAGCAGGCACTGCGGACCAGGAGCGACCGTCGCGATCCACGCCCTTGGCTTTCATCTTCACGCTGATGGTGAAGCAAGGCTTGCCGTCGATGTCCTCGTACCCAAAGCTTGGGTCAACAGCCTTGAACTTTTGGCCAGGGGCCTGGGCCTTGAGGCTTGCCTTGTGTGCCTCGTACAAGGCGTCCAGCTGGTCAGCCAAGGGGCCAGCATCTTCTGCTGGGATCACGGCTGTCACTTTGTAGTGACCCTCAGGCGTGAACTTGGTCTCGGGTTCGATCAGCTTGGGATACTTGAGCGTGGCCTTAGGTGTGGTGAGGCGCAGCTTGTCGATGTACTGGAAGTTCATGTGACGAAGTAGTCGGCGTTGTTTACAAGTTGGGGGTCGAACCCACCGAGGCTTGGCCGCGGCGGGAGTTTGGCCTGTACATCCGGTGGGAACTGGGCCGTCAGCTCATCAGCGATGGGCGTGAACCAGTCCCGGGCGTACATGCCAGCAAAGGTACTGCGGATTGTGGTCCGAAGTGTGGCCATCTCTGCTGGCGTCGTTGCAAAACAGTCATGGATTCCACCGAGGTTACGGATGCCGGCAGCAAACGCCTCGATGGTGACGGCAGCCATGTGGCTGGCATCAAGACTGTGAATCACGTTAGGGCTTAGCCCGTTGCCCATCCGTTTGGGGTTGAGCTCAGTCGGTTGATGGTTGGTCAACAGATCCATCGGCACGGACGACAGGTGGTACAGGCGAACCCGGACCCCGCTGTAATCCCAGTACTCCTGGATCACAGGCACCCCGGATGGTGACGTCCACCGCAGGGCCAGGCCCAGCTTCCCGGCTGTCTTGCCCACCTTGCGGAACCAGGACATGGCTGCCTTGGCTGGTGCAATGAGGGCCGACGTCTCCCGGTACAGGATCGTTGCCATGTAGTGGTGGCTCGACATGGCCCCTTTCCGGAAGCACCAGCTGTCACGGCCAAGCACCTCCTGCGCCCGGTCCTGCGCCCAGCCGCAGCAGAAGTTGACGACGGCCTCCCTCGTTGCCGAGTAAGGGATCGTCATGACCACAGGCTTGGCCAGCGTGCGGTCAGGGCTCAGCTGTAGCCACCGAGCTGCGTGCTCGGATCCACCTGCTGCATCAGCTCGAACCAGTTCAAGCACACGCTCGAGCACGACCGCATAGATGTCTCGAGGGGTCTCGCTTGGGGTCAGGTTCACGAGGGCCGCCATCTCCTCGGACCTGAGCAGCGCCGAGTAATGCTGGATGCCGGAGCACGTGCAGTCCAGGACGACAGGGTGGTGGCATACCCAGCCGTACCCGTGGTGGCTGAACTGTTGGTACGTGCGGCAGAAAGCAAGGAACTGCCAAGGGTCCTTGGCCCCAGCCCAGAACTCCTGGTTGCACCAAGGCTCCAGCCCAGTGGCCTCGATCTCCAGCTGGTGCTCATGCACCCAGTCGATCCGCCCCTTCCACGTCAACTTGTTGTGGCCGTACGTGTTGGCCCCATGGATGCGGAGCCAGTCAGCCTCAGCCTCGGTGTTGATCGGTGTGCCAGCAGCGAACTGCAGCAACGACCGACCGACGTCGTTGGCTTGAGGGTTGAGGAATGGGGGCCGGTAGTAGTACCTACCTCTGAAGTCGCACTGCACCGGGAAGTACAGCACTGGTTCATTGACCAAACGGCGTGCCACCCACAGCTGCTTGGCCGTGGCAAAACGCTTGCCGGCTTGGCGATCGTTGCGGTCATGGATGCGACGGGCCACCATCCGCCACGCTGCGACGTCGTCGTGGTCATCGGGCAGGCCCTTGGGGTAGGGCGGTATGACGTGGCCACTGCGGGGCAGCAGTCCACCAATGGATAGGTTGCGGTCCCAGGCGTGGTTGACCTGGTCCAGCATCCAGCCATTGATGCGCCACCCGACGCCCTGCTGGTGGTTGGCGGCCACCAAGTACGCATCGAACTCAGATGAACTGGCTGCGATGGGTTCGTTGTTCTCCTTGAAGAGGGTGTTGCCGGGCAAGTCCTCGGTCCAATAGCCACCCGTCATGGGATCCGACCAATCCCTGGGTGGGATGACGGTCGGCAAAGCAAAGGGGCACAGCAATCGCTGCTGCTCCTCTGCCCCACGCACCCAATCCAGTGCCGCTTGTGTTCCACGCACACGCTTCACCGCACGCATGGCACCACGTTCCACATAGATCTCGATCAATCCGGTGTGCTGCTCGACCAGGTGGACAAGGAACACACCGACACTGAGCTTCTCTTGCGGGGTCCAGATCTCCGTGTTGCGCATGCGCATGGCATCCGCACGCTTCTGCTTGAACCGACGACGCACCCGTTGGTGTGCCTTCAGCTCGTACTCGGAGGCACGGGCCAGCATGGTCTCAAGCCAGAGCCGTTCGGCCAGGGCGTAGGCCAGGGCCTGGAACTTGGGGGACTGGGTCAACTGGTCGATGACCACCCGCATGGCAACAGCTGCGACCTTGTGGGGTGCTAGCTGCAGCAACGGGCCCATGTGGGCGTAGCCACGGCCAGCCCGCCCATCACGCATGGCGTGGCGATGACGACGCAGGTCCCGGATGATCCGGTCCACACCCATGGCAGCGAGCACGTCGCCATGGGTGGAGAGGGATTCCATGCCCTGCTCACGGCGCTTGTTCATCCGGGATCCGAATGCGTCGGCGCCGATCTGCAACATCTCACGCTCGAGTGCAAGCTGGCGCTCAAGGTTGACCACGACGCCAGCCACCTAGGAATCCCATCTTCATGAGAGCCA